CACCGTTGATGAGGTTGCAGCAGATGCTGATAAGTATTTTCGGTCAACCATGGCGGGTGACCATGCTCGTAAGTATCTTGAAACACAACTGGGAGAAATGTAATTACTGCATTGAATGAAATTGTGGCTATTGGTTTGATGTTTGTGGGTGCGACCACAGACATCGTTCCAGATGAAAAGCCAACATATAGTAACGAGAAGCACATTGAATGCCTCGCTATGAATATGTATCATGAGGCAAGAAATCAAGGCACGGCAGGAAGACTTGCTGTGTCTGCTGTTGTGATGAACAGAGTGAATGACAGAAGATTTCCAAATACTGTGTGTGAGGTGGTTCTTCAGTCACAGATGAAAAAATCATGGAAAACTGGATTGCCTGTTCCTATCAAAAACAGGTGTCAGTTTAGCTGGTATTGCGACGGTAAATCAGATGAGGTAAAAGATAAAGAATCTTACAAAAAGATACTTGACTTTGCTCGTCTGATGATGCATAATGATATAAGATTCGTTGATATAACTGATGGTGCTACACACTACCATGCTGATTATGTCAGTCCATCTTGGGCTAAAACGAAGACAAGAACGACAGAGATTGGTGATCATATTTTTTATCGATGGGAGAAGAAATGACGTTTGATGAATACCAAGAGTTTGCGAAGACCACTGCTATCTATTCAGACAATGCCAAGGTAGTGTATCCAACACTAGGGTTGTCTGGTGAAGCTGGTGAGGTCGCAGAGAAGGTGAAGAAGAATATCCGAAAGAGCAAGTTTGGTTCTTTCGAGTTCTATGGTAATGAACTTGATGACATTGCCAAGGAACTTGGTGATGTTCTGTGGTATGTGTCAGCACTTGCTAGTGACATTGGATACTCACTAGAAGACATTGCCCAGATGAATATGGAGAAACTGAAATCTCGACAAGAGCGTAATAAAATTGAAGGTGAAGGTGACAATCGATGATTATTAAGAAAGTTGAATACCACACTGTACATAGTCATTTTGATTATGATATTCCTGATGAAGATATCATTGCAGAGTTTGGCAGTGTTGAAGATTTTCAAAAACATTTTGAGGATGAAACAGATGAGTTCTATGAGTTCGTAATGGATTACGGTTACGACAGAGAAGATGATTGGTTCAGTGACCGCAAAGGTGGTTATGAAGTTGAATGGAGTTATGGTGAAGAATGAATATATTTTATCTAGACCGTGACCCTGTGATTGCTGCACAGATGATGTGTGACAAGCATGTGGTCAAGATGATACTTGAGAGCGCACAGATGCTATCTACAGCGCATCGTGTTTGTGATGGTGATAAGTATGCTGAGAAGATGGGCCTATACAAGTTGGCTCACAAGAACCATCCTAGCACCATTTGGGTTCGTTCAGCTGAAGACAACTATGATTGGTTGTGGCAGCACATGTGCGCTCTTATGAAAGAGTATACACATCGTTATGGTAAGAGACATGCCACAGAGCGTCTGACTGACCCATTGTGCAATGCGCCAGACCAAATCGGTAACGGTGAGTTTACTGATCCACCACAATGTATGCCCGATTATTGCAAAGGTGAAGACACAGTTCTAGCATATCAAAACTACTATATACTAGAGAAGTCAGGATTTGCGAAGTGGACCAAACGAGAAGCGCCAGTATTTTTTGTGGAGAAATACGATGCAACGAGAGCCGTATTGGGATTACATGAGACGAAGACTCAGTGAGGAAGATATGAGAGAATCTTATTATGATGCTTATGAACAGAATATGTCGTTACATTCGGTGTTGAGTGAAAGGCAAAAGATGGAACTCAATAAGATTTACTGATGCTAATGATACCAAGATTCTGAAATCGCAAACAGAAGAATTACAGGGACAGTTGCAAGAAGCTTACAAGAGAATAAAACTCTTGAGAGAAGAGATTATTGAGTTGAAAAAATTAGTTCCATCAAAGCAATTGGAGTTTGAATTTTAATGAATGGTGAAGATTCTTTTGAGGCGGTGCAATACATTCCTGTCTTAAAGACTGATTTTATTATGAAGACAACTCTCGACAAGGAGTTGTGCAGTATTCTAATAGAATTAGCAAAACAAAAAATGGAAGATGGTATTGTAGATAACCTAGAAGGTGTTCGACGCACAGGTTGGCATCTTCAAAAGGACAAGGATGTTGCGCCTTATCTACAGAGAGTTTCAGCAAAGGTTGAGCATTGCATTTCTACTAGACTGAATTATCCATATTTCAGTAAACGACAACCAGATGCAATGAGGGCAAATGGTATGCAGTTTGTCATTGCAATGTGTGAGGCTTGGATTAGCTTCTATAAGAATAGTAGTTTTGTTCATCCACATTGTCATGCAGAAGCACCTAATTTTTACTCTATTGCAGCATATCTTTCGACAGGAGATAGTGACACAAGCTTGAACTTTATGACAGATGAATCGCCATCTCATGGTATCAATAGACCAAGAGTTGTTTGTAAGCAGGGAGATTTAGTGATCTTTCCATCAAACCTATATCACTATACAAACGATACATCTGATGAGAGAATTGTATTATCTGGAAATTATTATGCTGGATATATGCCAAACATTACTATGGGAGAAAGCTGATGCCAACATACACATTTATGAATTTAGAATCTGGTATTGAATATGATGAGGTTATGTCAATGTCAGAATATGATAAGTATATGGAGGACAATCCGAATATTGAAAGAGTGTTCCAACCAGTAGCTCTTGCTGGTGATCACATGATGGGTGTCGGGCCTAAGAATGATGCTGGATTTACAGAGAACATGCAGAGGATTGCAGCTGCACACCCTAGTTCAGCAATGGCAGATAGGTATGGTAGTGGAAAAACTAATGCACAGATCAAGGCAAAAAGTATAGTAGATAAATATAAAAAATAGATATGATGTGGGCGAGAAAATCATACTTCAGCACCGACGCACAGCGTCTATGTAAGCTTGGAAGTCACTCCGCCTTTACATCAGAGGGGGGTGCCGGTTGCCCCCCTCACTCTAATATGGAAGCAGAAAATGGCAGCAAAAAAGAATAAAGAAATCAATTCAAATGATCTTGTCACCATCAAACCAATCACTGACAATCAAAAGGTGGTGTTCAGCACATGGAAAAAGGAAAAAAACCAGTTTCTGTTTGGTGCTGCTGGAACGGGTAAAACCTTTGTCTCACTGTATCTTGCCTTACAGGATGTGATGGATTTGAAAAAACCATACGACAAGGTTATTTTAGTTCGTTCTCTTATTCCAACAAGAGAGATCGGTTTCTTGCCGGGTGATGAGGAAGACAAGTCTGCGCTGTATCAAGTGCCGTATCAGAACATGGTTCAGTTCATGTTTAAGATGCCAAACGAAGCAGCGTTCAATTCTCTATATCCTAAGTTGAAGGCACAGTCATCATTGTATTTTTTGTCAACTTCTTTTCTAAGGGGGTTGACATTTGATAACAGTATCATTATAGTAGATGAATGCCACTTAAACTTTCATGAGTTGGATACGATTATTACTAGAGTAGGCCAAGACTCCAAGATTGTATTTTGTGGCGACTTTGCTCAATCTGACCTACAGAGGACAAATGAGAAAAATGGTCTGCATGACTTTCTAAGAATACTAGAGGAGATGGAAGAATTTAATTGCACAGAGTTTACCATTGGTGACATTGTTCGATCTGGCTTTGTGCGTAGTTATCTAATTAACAAAACCAAAATGGGAATAGGAATGGAGTAAATGGATATATCATTTAATACAAAACCAGCAGTCAGTTTCATGTCTGTTGGCTTTAGCAGTGAAGTGATTGAAGAACTTAATACTCATGTAGATGATGAACTGATTGATTGTATGGATCGTGCTGAACCAATCAAATTTTCTCATACACTTGATTATGTGGGAAAGATGTTTGGTGATTACATTTGTCGGTTGAGTAATACCTACATGAAAAACTCTAATACAGACATTGTTACTGATGCTGATGCGTCTGAATATGCTCCATCAATAACAGGTGTTGAGGGTAGAGAGTATGACTTTAAAATGCTTTCGATGAACATTGAAAGACTTTTCTCTGGCACTGATCAACAAGGTAATACGAATGGTGAGTTATCTTGTATTTTATACCTCAAGGTTCCAGAGCAAGTGGCTGGAAAAGTTGAACTGCCCGGTTGGGGTGTATTTGATGACGGCAAAGAGGAAGAGTCTAATGAGGGATACACTCATCTTTCATGGGGAGATGTTGAGAAACCCTCACCTTTGAAGCCCGTAACAAATCAATACCTCAAACCAGAAGTTGGAAAAATGATTATGTTCCCTTCTTGGGTGAGTTATTCTATCCTACCCTTCTCTGGAGAAGGAGAGAGCAGAATTCTGACAGCAGATATTAATTTAACGGAGAAATAAAATGAATATCGAACAACTTAGAGAACAGTTAGAAGTGGATGAAGGATGTGTATATGAGATTTATAACGACCACCTTGGTTATCCTACTTTTGGTATCGGTCATCTTGTTAAGGAATCTGACCCAGAACAGGGACAAAGTTTGGGGACCGCCGTTTCTTCTGAGCGAGTCGCTGAAGCCTTCGAGTCGGATATCCAAAGCGTCTTGCGAGACTGCAACGTCCTTTACTCAGACTTTCACAATTTGCCAGAAGAAGCTCAACAAGTGATTGCGAACATGATGTTCAATCTTGGTCGCCCAAGACTTTCCAAGTTTGCTGGAATGAAGCGTGGAGTAGACGCAAGAGATTGGAATCAAGCAGCAGATGAGATGGTCGATTCCAATTGGTATCGTCAGGTTACAAATAGAGCAGATCGTTTAGTAGAGAGAATCAGGGCATTAGCATAATGGAACCTCAAATGTTTAGACATGACCAAGTTTCTATTCCAGAGATTACGGCAAAAACTACCAATGGTGTTCGTCTGTATGAAACACCAGAGGGCAACAAGTATCCATCCATCACCACTGTTCTATCAGTTCGTAACAAGCAAGGACTGTTTGAGTGGCGTAAGCGTGTTGGTGAGGATGTAGCAAACCACATTGCAAGAACTGCTGCTGCAAGAGGCACAAAGGTTCATGCTATGTGCGAAGACTATCTCAACAATGTGCATCTCGAATGGCCGGATAAGTGGAAGGAACATGAGAAACACTTTCTTCCCATGTGTCTATTCAAGCAACTCAAAGAAAAGGCTCTTTGTCATATAAATAACATATATGCTCTAGAGTGTGGTTTGTGGAGTGACAAATATCAAATCGCTGGTCGGGTTGATTGTATTGCTAACTATAAAGGTAAGTTGTCAATCATAGATTTCAAGACCTCAACAAAAGAACGAACAGACGATTGGAATGAGAGTTACTATATCCAAGGCTCGGCATATGCAGAAATGTTCGGTCAAAGAACTGGTATTATTATTGATCAAGTAGTAATTCTTGTTGTCACAGAGGACGGCACGGTTCAAGAGTTTATAAAAGAAAAATATGACTACCTTCCTTTGCTCACCGAAGCGATTGCAGAATGGAGAAGAAAAAATGAAGTATCTAATGACAGCACTGATTTGTCTGTGTATGCTGCTGTTCATTCCTAACGCAGCAGCAGATGCAAACAGGGTATGGAAAAAGGGTGACACAATTGTAACATCCTATGTATGTAGAGATGAAAAAGCAATTATGAAACTTGTGAAAGCTGATATGAAAAGTGAAAAGGAAGTTCTTGCAAGCATGTATGCTCTTACAGGCTTGAATCGTTGTGTGGGCCTTCCAATGCCCCTACCATTTTATGTGTTAGACCTTCTTGCAGATTATACGGATTTTAGAAAAATAAATACTGCGGTGTTTTCTATAGCAAAAATAACTGAACCAGACACACATATTGGTTTTGTTCTTGCTGAAGGAACATACAAAATTGATAAAGGAATTTGAAAAAAGGGGTTGACAAATACATTCCCGCATGGTATAAATAAGATACAGTTTGATGAGACAGATTGAAAGGCAGACTGGACTTGGGGGCAGTACCCAACGCCTCCACCATAAGTCCATTTAGACTAGAGTGGATTTATGATGGGGGCGAAACAGGATCGACAGGTGTTGATTAGAGAAGTGGAGAACTGTGGATTGACCACCTTATAGGTCACTAAACTATACGCAAACGATAATTTTGCACCCTTGGCTCTTGCTGCGTAAGCAGTAAGTGTTCGGAGTTTCGGTAGGTTCCTTGGCAACAGAATAACCTACCACTTTAAAGGATGGAATACTTCTATCCTATTTGTCATGATAAGGAGATATTTTTCTATGACTACTACCACCCAGACCGCAAAGGTCGCAGCCGCACTTGTTAATGGTGCAGAACTAACCGCAAAACAGATTTCTGCACGATATGGTGTGAAAAATGTTCGTGCTGTTATCAGTAAACTTCGTTCAGAAGGTTATGCAATCTATCTGAACAATCGTGTATCGTCTTATGATGGCGAGACATACCGTAAGTATATGATCGGCACACCTACCAAGGCGGTAGTTGCAGCTGGATATGCGGCATTGCGCTCAACGTAATGTCTAACGGGTGATGCCGTAATACATCCGTGGGGGGTCACGGTTAACCCCCCAACTTATTTTAGAATGGAGACAATATGCCACTGAATACGCCAAAGACATTTTGTATGAAAATTGAAAATATCGTAAAAGAGAAAAAAATAACTCACATGGATGCCGTTCTTTGGTATTGTCAAAAAGAAGGCCTAGAACTAGAAGGCATCAATTCCCTAATTTCAAAAGCACTAAAGGAGAAGATTGAAGCTGATGCAAGAGAATTGAATTTTTTACCCCGTCAAGCAAAATTACCTATATAGGTACTTGACATATTCAATGAACTGTAGTAGTATTATATTATGTTAACTGTCGGGCATGACGGCAGCAACCCTTGCAATGGAGACTTCAAATGGAAGTAACAGTGCATCTGGATGGTGACCCAGCCATCCGTCAAGAAGGTTTCTTCGCCTCTAAGGTAGAGGGTCTTCTTAGTCAGATTCGTGGTTTAGAGTTTGACAATGCCGAATTGGTGAAAGCCAATGAGGAACTTGCAGAGCGAGTGAAAAAACTTGCAACGCAACGCCCGTCAGGGTTTCGTCCACGCCGCAACAATAAGCGGTAATTAATGTGTGCCGGTGTAGCTCAGTTGGTAGAGCAACTGATTTGTAATCAGTAGGTCAGGAGTTCAAATCTTCTCACCGGCACCATTTCTTAGGAGATACGATGTTTGAGAAAATAAAACTTTGGTTTGAAAAGTATACAGAAAGTAAAGCTGCTGCTGTTCCAAAATATCTAACTGGTAAAGAATCTGGCGCAGAATTGAATAATAAAAGAAGAGAAAAGCAGACAAAACATGAGGATTTATTGAAGTGATGGACGTTACATTAGTCGATAGCATGGGAAGTGATTTATCAGTAGTGAACGCTGCCCGTGTATCTTTTGCAAAGGTGCATGATAATTTTGATGATGATAAGGATACCAAACTGATTAATTATCTCGCAAAGCATAATCATTGGAGTCCCTTTGGTCATGCATCTTTGCAGTTTCATATCAAAGCACCTGTATTCGTCGCAAGGCAGTTGGTCAAGCATCAGATTGGATTGACATGGAATGAGGTGTCAAGGCGATATGTAGATGATGAACCAACTTTCTATTACCCTCTTATCTGGAGGGGTAAGGCGAATGACAAGAAGCAGGGTTCATCAAGTGCAGAGATTGATATCAATCCTGCTGGTGCTAGTGGCTCTGCTATGGTTGATGTATACAAACAAGCAATGCAACAATGTAAATGGACATATGAGGAGTTGCTAAGAAAGGGTGTATGCCCAGAACAAGCTCGTATGGTTCTACCACAATCAATGATGACTGAATGGTATTGGAGTGGCACACTGTATGCGTTTGCCCGTGTATGTAATCTACGTTGTAAACCAGATGCACAGGTAGAGACACAGATGGTTGCTGACCAGATTGATAAGTTATCAAGTGACATGTTTCCTGTGAGTTGGGAAGCACTACGGTCATGAGTAAAGCTGTTGTCATGGGAAATGGTGAGTCTCGGTCTTGGTACAACCCAAATACTAAATGGGCTGATGTTAGGACATGGGGATGCAATGCTGTTTACCGTGACGCAGCACCAGACAATCTTGTTTCTATAGACTATGGAATGCAGCAAGAGATATATGACTCTGGATATAAGGGAAAATGCTATTTCTCAAACTGGAGTGTCGTTCCAGCAGAAGTTGCTGACATGATGCTCATGGGATTTGATATACCAGAGACATTTATTCACAGGAGTAAAACCAAAACTGACCAGTGTGTCATATCTGGCAAAGACCCTGCAACGGTTCATGAGACTATCGAGTATATGATCAAGATGCATCCAAACTTGGATATGAATGACCTCAAGCTCAAGATGGAAAAAGATGTTGGAATCTGGATTACCTATGTAAATGAGAATGACAACATTGTGGACGTTGGTAATCCTAATCTATCAACTGGTAACATGGCCTTGCTGTGTGCATGTCATGAACAGAATGCAGAAGAGATTTATATGTTGGGGTTTGATTTGAGTTCATACGATGAATCAATCAATAACATATACAAAGGGACAGACAACTATTTGCCTGCCTCTGCGAAAGGGTTTAATCCTGTAAACTGGATAAACCAAATGAGTGAACTTTTTGACAAGTATAAGAGTAGAACTTTTTATTGGGTGGGTTGCAATTCGGTGGTGGTCGCCCAGCACTTTTCGTCAATACGAGACTACCATTCTAATGTAAAGTTCTTGTCAAAAGAAGAGTTCTGTAAAGAGCTATTATTGAATGATTATAAATAAAGGAGTATTGACATTTTGCATACATCATGATACATTAAACATACTTAAAC